ATCTCTAGTAGGTTCTCTACCTTCATTTACAACTCCTACGATTGCATTAAATTGTTCTATGTATCTTTGATATAATTGCATGCTTGTTTTTTCTGCAATTTGATAATTAGCAGATTCAGACTGAAACAACAAAGACAATGATTGAATTTGGCTACTTTTTATTTGAATTAAAGACATATTAGCATTAACTAACTGAATATTTTCTTGTATTCTTGATGAATAAAGTTGTAATTCAATTTGTTTTTCTTGTACATACAATCCTAAATCAGACTGATATTTTTGAAACTTTAAATTTAAAGATGCTAATAGTTTCTCTAAATTACTCTTAAAAACAGTCAATTCAAACTGTTTTGTACTTAATTCTTTTTGCAATGTATCATTAGATATCTGTATCTCAGCTTGTACTCTTTGTAAATTAGAATTAGACTTAGAAACATATGATTGCAATTTTGATTGATAAGTCTGTATCTTTAATGATGTATTCTTAACTTGGGCATCTATCTCAGATATGTATTTATCAATATTTAATTTCAATTTTCCATACTGTGTATTAATCATTTGATTATATGTATTGTATGAAGATGAATTTTTTTCTAATACAGTTTTAGCTATTGCCAAATGAGAACTTGCAATTGATACCGCACTATTAACCATTTCGGGGTCTTCGTCACTAAGCCAAAATGAAGCATTAGGACTATCAAAAGATAATAATGTACCTATTGTTGATTGAGCATTTGCTAAATGAGCTTCAGCTTCTGTTAAATTTATAATAGGCTCAGTTGGAATATTAAATGAAAAGTCATATTCAAAATCTTGAAATGCTATATCAGGTATTGCTAATTCTGTAATGTCAAAATCAATTTCTTTTAAAAACTCAGATAAACTTAAATTAAATGTTTCTATAGTTTCTGCAAAGTCTGCAATGTCAACATCGACATTTATATCATCAGGTTTTGTATAGCTAGATGTATATATTTGCTTTTCTATTTCTACATTATTTATGTCTGATATTATTATAGATATACTATCAGATATGCTTGATATTATACTTTTTAATTCAGCATGATTAATAACTGTTAAGTCATTATTAGATATTAAAAATGCAGTATATAATAAAATACAGTTTAATATGTTTTCCCCAAAAGTTATGTCAGTATTTAATGTATTTGAATTTAATGTAGGAATTGTTATTGTAAAGAAATAAGCATTCTCTTTAACCGTAGGAGCAGGTAGAACTTTTAATAATCCATTTTCAATATAAAATCCAGGATTGTAAGAAGTTCTATAATGTTCAGATTCATCATATGATGCTAATTCAACAAAACAATTTTCTATTTGAGTACATTTTCTTTTCCCTCTAACTACATTATCGTAAAAAAATCTAACTTGAACCCCATCAGATGTTATATTTACTTTTGAAGAATGACCTTTTAATATCGAAAATGGTATATTCGATAAAACATAATTGAATGCCACCTCCATAAAGGAAATGGCATTCAAATTATTGTTCGGATATAATAGCTTTATTTTTTCTAATAAAGTCATCAGGTTAAATCCACATTGCGAATGTTTCACCTAATCTAAAATCAAACCCAGCTTCAGTTTGCACTAAATCTGTTTGAGCATCAACACCTGTATTTTCAAGAGATTGTACTCCCATGTAAACACTTGTGTCACGATTAAATCCATTACCTTTTAATGGTCTATATGATACGTTACTGTAGTTTACAGCAATCATTTTCACATAAGTACCATCCAAGTTAATATCTCTTATCATTCTCATTGTTCCATGAGGAGTAGAGAGTTCAGTAATGTTTAATCCGCTAATAGTCTTACGACCGATTACAGATATTTCACTTCTGAATGGAATATTAGCTCCAGCAAATGTGTTTTGAAAAAAGTTACCAGAACCTAGTCTGCTAAACCAGTTAAATACATTAGTATTAACATGGATTAACAAGTTAGTTTCGTCATTGCCAATTTCAGGATTCATAATCTCAGAGAACTGGTCTAAGAAATTATCATATCCATCAGTTGAATTCAATTGGAATACCCAACCATTATTCATTACATAATCTACTAATCCTTCAGTAGTTCTGTAAATATTTGAACCAGATGTATTCTTTGTTGTTCCAGTCTCTTGTTTACTTCTTACAGACCAGAAGCCTGCTTTAGAAATATCTTTTTTATGTAACAACATTGTTTTTTCCCAATTATGAGCAAACTCATTTGGGCGCAATTTTAATACTGTTGCACGAGCTGTTCCACTCATAGACAAATCTGATTTAAAGATTTGAGTATAGCCATAATTATCTGAATACTTATCAGAGTAACTAGTATCTGGTAATCCAGAACCTTCTGAGAAAGCAGAACCAATAATGGTAATTCTATCTTCTTTACGAATGGTTGATGATGTAATAGATACAGCTAAACTTCTAGCATCAATAAATACATTATCAGTTGTGCTACTATAAATAACACCTGGAGAACCAAGACCATATGTAAGGAAATAAGAAGTATCTTCAGTTGTTGAGGTTAATCCAGCAGCCCAAGAAGGTTTCATGCTAAGAACTTTGAATGTAACTTCAGCATAATTACCATCGTAAGCAACTCTTTTGATGATACAATTCAAATAACCTAAATCTGATACAATTTGGTCAGAACCTTTTACATAAGAAACAGGAATTTGAACAGTTTGATTAACAAAGAAGAAATTAGGCTTACCAGCTGCTGCTGTTAAATAAGCATTTGCTTCATTGGTTCCTGCATAGTTTTTTCTAGTAGGAGTAATGTTACCTTTTTCAACATCATAATCAGTTGTTAAGAATAAATTCAAGTAAGAATTTACTGTAACATCTTTAGATGTTCCACCACTTGTTGGTACAAAATCTGCATCTACAGTAACAACTGCTAATGCAAGTTGTTGTGCGTCTACACCTGCTCCATCAACATCTAATAATCTTAATGAATTATAGTTATTTTCTTTTACCACATTGCTAATTGCGAATGCATATCTGCGATGCCAGATTTCTCTTTTCTCTAAGCGTTTAAACTCGGGGTCATCTGTTGGTTCACTACGAAACTTAGATGCTATTGTAAAAAACGGGTCTTTAGCAGGTTTCAATTCTGCTATTCTCATACTGCCTAAATTAAACGAGCGTCTAAATTCGTTAATTGGAACTGCACCTACTGGTATGCCAGAGCCGCCAGATTCAGTGCTTGTTCCTAGATGACCAGTATGTGAAAGACCAAGTACGTTAATAATGTTACTATTTGCCATTATATTTATTTGGTTTTGTTACTGTTAAGTGAATAGACCTACAGAAGAACCAGATTTTATAAAATCCATAAACACATCAGCTTCACTTTTCTTTGGCATTGATGCACCATTTGTTTTAGGCTTACCAATATACTGAGCAGCTTCTGCTTGTTGTTTATATGGTTTAGATGCTTCTTTTTTCGCATTATCAATAATTTTATCTTTATTGATTAGGAAGTATATATCATCTAAAGTGATTTTATATGACTTTGCTTGTTCTAACATTAAATCAAACTCTTCATCTTTGATTCCATGCTTTGAAATGAAAGCCATCTTTTCTTCTTCAGGTATTTGATTTTTGGAATCTTTTTGACTAGTCTGTTGACTACGTTTTTGAGCATCTGCTTTTTGAGCTGATATCTTTTCTAAGATTTTAGCATCTTTAGACTTTGGGTCTGCTAATGCGTTTTCTAAGTCAAAAACATATCCATCTTCTATATCGAGAGACTTCATTAGTTGCTTACGTTGCTCTTCAGGATTAGTGAAATATCGTTCAGCCATTTCAAGAAAACCATCATCATTAATCATGGCTTCTAACATTGGAAGAACTGGTTCAACTTCTCTTAGCTTGTTTACAGCATCAGAGTTGCTACCTAACTTTTTCTCTAATTCAGTATAAGACTTTACTAAGTCATCTACCGATTTGAATTTTCCAAGAATCTTTTCGTCATCTTTAGGGTTCTGACTTTTAGAATTGTCCTGCGATAAGGAAGATTTTGGAATGAATCCTTTATCAGTCATGATAAAGTCATCAGTTTCTAGTAAAGCAATAGCAGAGTCTTGTAGGTTTTCATTACTGCTTAATAAATCACCTAAAGATTTACCAATAGGTTTTTCGTTATCATCATTTATATCCTCAGATTCTGCTCCTTCTGAATTTTCATTAGAATCAGTAGATTTAGGATTTAATTCCTTTTCTTCTAAATTATCAAATGAAAAACTACTTGAAAATTGTGCTGCTTCTCCTGCCATAATGTTAAGTATTTATTTAATTGTTGTCAATTGTTATTTATTTGTGTTTTCTTTTTTATGAGATGATATTCTAGCCTTCTCATTTTTCAGTTCCTCTTTAGTCAAGAAATCTTCAACTTTTCCTTTCATCATTTCACCATCCATCTTACCTTGTTTTAGTAATGTAGATAATTCAGCAATGAATCTTGCTTTCTCTCCTTCAATATCAATAGCAGCTTCGTAAACTTTTTGTGTTATTCTAGTACTAATCAATTGTTTTTCAAGAATCTCATTCTCACTCTGTAGCTTTTTAATTGCTTCATTCATTTGTTCAATTTGACCTTGCAACTGTTGTAACGAACCAATCTTTTCTACAATAGCTTTCTTATTAGGCAAATCAGTCTTATACAAAACAGTCTCTTTATCAATAATACCCATCCTGTATAATTCCATATACTCTTCTAATTCAGCCCATCTGTTAATTAATAATGTACTTCCACCTACAAACTGAATATTGTATCTAGTCTCAGTATCATCATAGAACTTCTGAACTCCTTCAGGTGTAATCTCATTTAATGTAAATAATTGTACAGATTCTGGGTCTTCTGGGGTAGCAATTGCTACAATCTTCTCAGTTTTGTATAAAAATTTAGCATAATCATCAATGATAACTCCTAAAGTAGTTAAGAACTCATTCAATACATTAGTAGCAAAACCTCTAATTCTTCTTGTACCAAAATCATCTCTAGCTAATAATCCTCTGTAAGGCTCTCTACCACTCATGTCTCCTTGACCTTGCATATAAGCATTCATACCACTTATATATTCCATATCCTGTACACCTTCTTTACCAATAGTATAGAAAGCATTATTTAATGGCATAGGTTGAACAGGTGTTGGCGGCTTACCTTGCGAATCAGGATTATACTCTAATACTGCTCCGGGTGTTGAAGATTGTTTTTTAAATTCATCTGAATTAGATACAGTACCTTTTTCAGCTAACCATCTAGGAACACTACTTAAGTTAGCATGATGAATCATGATTTGATGAGATTTATTAATCTCTTCTTGTTTACCAACTAAATCCATTGCTGCTGACATTGAATATGGATTACCAACATTTCTATAACACAATGGTACTATCGGAAAGTTTTCTCCAGGTAATTCAACTTCATCTTCTATCATGTAATCACCTACTACATGACTTCTAAATATCTTATTTTTCCAAAATGGTATAACAGCTAATACATTTTCAGGTGGTATTACATCTGCAATATTCTTCCATTCACTCTCTTTCATGATAGATGCTTTTACTTGGTCTTCAACCTTGTACATTACTCTAACATGTTTAACTTTCTTTCTTTCATAGAACTCGTAGTATCTATAAAATGTTACCTGATTACCATCTCTATTAATACCATCATCTACATCATAAGAGTGAACAGGAGTAGGAGATACAAAATTAAACATCATATAATCTCTATCATCTCCTCTATTAGATATGCTCAATATGTCATTCTTGGTAAGCCCTGGAAAATCAAGCATTAACTGCTCTTCTGTTTTAAACTTGCTTATCATTATAAATGAAGCATCTCTAAAGAACGGGTCTCTACTGTGTGGGTCTACATATACATCCCATGGTTCAATTGATTCTACTACAACTTCTCCTAATCCATTATCCCTATCAGGGTCGATACCTACTGCTAAGTATCCAATACCTTTAGTTAATGCGTCTCTTACACTCATTGATAATACAGTTTGTCCTTTAGACTCTTTCCATATATACTGAGCAACAGTAGCATGTAATTGAGCTAATTCTCCATCTGAACCATCAATACCTACTGCTTGCCATCTAGGTGTTTTAGCAGTCAAGAAGAACATCATCAACTCAATCTGAGGTGTCATCTTGTTAACAATAAATGTAGGCATTTTTTTCTCAACTAAAGACTCATACTCTTCAGCTGTTAATTGATTACCCAAGAAGAATGCAAATGCTTTTTGTGATGAATTTAACCATTGCAATCTTTGAGAGTTCTTTAGGTTATCAAATATATGAATAATTCTGTTGACTTTTTCTGTTTCTTTTTTTATCATTGTGTTTTCCAATTATCTGAATTTTCATTTCCTTTTTTATAAAATCTTTCTATCTCCCATGGGTCAAATATCCTGTCCTTTGAGTTAAATTCAGGTTTCTCTACCTGTCTTTCAGGCTTATATGATATTCTCTTACTCATTTCTAATGAATCAAGTAAATCAATATACTTAGCAAACTCTCCAAATGTAGTTATCTCTGTTTCTAATCTTGAATGTTCATATCTAATATAAACTTTACCTGTATTCATTACAGTTATTAGACCATTATAAATCCTGTCAATTTTATTGGTTTGTTCATGAGATAATCCAACTACAGGTATGTTTTTATATTTATCATATTTCTCTCTGAGAAATGCAATACTATTAAAAACTCCAGAGGATAGAGCAGTTCTTTCTACTCCTGCTCTTCTAACTCTGTATTCAAGACCTTTATCAAGAATCATGTTTGATGTTCCTCTACCTTTGACATCGCTTTCTAATGCTATATCAGGTAAATTCTTTGAATTAAATGTCCATAGTACGAATATATTACCATGTTCATCAACAGCTATTACATTCATTGCAGTATCAGATGATGTTCGTGACTCAATATCAGAAGCTGGGTCGCAGCCCAAGAATGTTAAAACTCTTCTTTTGTAGTCAACTTTTTTACCACTCATTTCTGTTATTCTTAAATATGTTGTATCTCCTTCAACTATAAATTCACCATCCCAATACTTAATAACCTTCTTACCAAACAGTGCTGTTTCACTATTGGTAACTTCCATCTCATACTCTTGAGACCAAGTATGTCCCTGGTCAGACTGTTCAAGTCGTCTTTTGATTGTCTTTAACTTTTTACCATCAAAATATTCTGGCCATAAAGGATTATCTATCTGTGTAGATTTCTTATACACAACCCATGAAAAATCTTCAGCTTCATTGCCATTCTTAATCCATTCTGCATGTAAATCGTGTATTCTCATTACAAAACAATCATAATGAACAGGTGTCTGATTTATCTCAATTCTACCTACTTCAGGGTCAAGTGCAGGCATAATAACTGAAGTAACAGCACCAGCATTTGCATCTCTTGAATACTGAGTTTTAGTATTAGACTCATCTTCAAAGTCATCTAATATAAATCTATTAGGTCTTAAATGGTCTTTAAGTAGTCCACGAATACCATGTAAACCTGCTCTGCATATCATAGAACAACCATTAGAAAAATCGAGTTCTTCTTGATTCCATTTCATTCCTTTTTTCTCACCAGTCAAATCTCCAAAATAATATCTTAGCTTTTCATTAGTTTCAATCTGACTTTTAACAAAGTTAACATTTCTCATTGATTGAGTCTTATTAGTAGCT